GCTTGAGAAAAGACGATAAATATAATTCGAAATGAACTATAAATATCGTTTGTTAAACCTGCTTTTCTGTAGGGTCAGGCATTAACTAAGTAAATCGTAACAGTGATCTCCGGCACCTATGCCTATTGAGCACGATAACGGAGGTACAACGAAAAACTATCATTGTTAAAAACATAGGTGGGGGGATCGGGACCACAGGTCCATTAACTAGAACGCTATTTCAGAAGGCGTTCTTCGTTTCATGATGAAGTAAACTTCAAATCAACATCACTACGACTTTAAGGAATTTTATAATTAACCTACCGGGGCCGTCAAACATGGGCTTGACCGGTGAGGACGCTAAACCAGCTGCGTCTCGTACGAATTTTGGGAAGCGCTCATCACACGCTGAAAGTTAAAATTTTAACCTAAACAAACTTACAAGAGATTAGGCATCCAGACAGTTATACACGGTCGAAACGTGTGTTCTTCATTTTATAAGTAAAAGAATAAAAACTTTCTCAAAAGTTTATGATCATAATCCAACCATTGGAGGCACACTAAGGAAACCTCCTAGATTATAATCATCTGAAGCAGATCTAAGTAAAGAACATAGAGTAGCAACAGAAGGAGTTGTTGTTCTAGAGACATAAATTCTAGGAGCTGTTGTTAAATCACTAACATTGTATCCATAAGTAAAATTACCAGAAGAAACACTTAAATCAAAATTATTTCTAGAATGATACAAACTATATTGAGGAATCTGAACTTCTCCAGAATATCCAGCTTTATAATAAGTTGCGGGCACACCAGCTCTAGCAGGAGCAGTATTTTCAACAGCACCATCAGCAGCGCTAAAATTAAAACCAGTTCGAGTTAAATTAACAGCTATAGTATGAAAACATCTTATATAAATGACAAAAGGTTCAGCAGCCGTAACTGCAGTATTATCAATATATTTAAGACGTACACCTCCTCTAGAGTACAAATAACAAGAATTAAGTATACTAATCAAATCAGAAGAAAAATCAGGTGTTTGGAAAAATATAGGACCACCAGGAGTATACGTTGTATAAGTGTTAGCAAAAGGTAACACATTAAAATATAAACTAGCAGTGGGAACATTAGTAGCTGTAATCAACCATGGCATTTTCAAAAGAGTTCTAAAAGAAGAAATCTTTTCTCCAATGGCAAACAAGGCATTAGTATTATTACCATCAACGGTTCCAGAAGAACCGATAGAAGTCTCAACTATACTACACTCATTTGTTGGTAAATCAAAAGGTTTATTTGATTGAGGAGCTATACCATAAACAGGTGAATTAAGAATCTTTCTAGGAACTGCAAATTCTGCATCAGGTCCCATACAGGCTTCAACTATAATAGAAATATCAGTTGATACAGTATCAGGTGCTACTAGAGGATCAAGCACATTGACAAATAATGTTCCAGTGGATATGGGATAGAAAAGAAGACTTTTATAAGGAGAAGAAGATATATAAGGAACAGAAATGGTAAATTCATTACAATTTCTAATATCAATTATCTCTCTATGTATATAGTCCGTGTCATTTAAAGTTATGCTAGCAGGAGAAGATGCCAAAGCATCCTCAAAAGGAGAAAAGGAAATAGCTAATCTACCAGAATGAAATTCAGTTTTAACTAATTTAAATTTATAAACCATAGTTCCTCGCCAATAAGTAAACATGCTTGCAACAAGGTGCATGGGAGCACAATCAGACACATTAATACCATTAACTACTCTTGTAATTCTGGTTGCAGTAGGAATAACTTCAAGAGCAAGTAAAGATGTCCCAGCAATCTGAGTACCCAACCAAGGAATAGTTGTATAGTAAGAAGGAATACTAGTAAGATACTTGAAATCAAGTTCATCAACATCGGTTCCAGAAAAACCAATAGCTTTCCCAACTTGATTCTTATAAGAAAAGGACAACGGAAACGAATTATCGGGACCATCAACATTAGCTGAATATGGTAGATAATTTTGAGTAATTCTTTGTGAATGTTCAAGATTAATTGGTTTAGACCAACCAAAAACAGAAGCAGCTGAAGCTAGAATATCACTGTACCAAGCGGTTGCCGAAGCATACCCACTCAGCAATGGAACTCTAGTAAAAATATTGGCAGTGTCTCTTACTCTAATTAAAGCGGAAGAAATAGGACCCATTTGACTACTATTCTGTTCAACTTCAGTTTCGTTCTTTTTCTTAACTTGGGATGTAAAAGGCCGTGTTGATTGAGGTACAGCGGCACCAATGAGTTCAACATCTTCAAAATGAGCCCATAAAGTATAACCACAAGTGTTACTACCAGCTGGAGCGACTAATTTAGAATAAGGATAAATCCTAAAGAGACCAAAAGACCCGAAGCTAGAAGTAGAAGTAACAGATTTAAGAGGAAAGAAATTCATAGCACTATTGAATGGAATACGCATAGTAGCCTCAGTATCACAAGATAAATCTAGTTCAACATGAGGTAATTGCGATCTTTGTACCAAAGTATTCTGTAAAGCTGAAATTCTATTAATAGCAGGCGTAGTACTAATATCAGCACCACCAGTAGGCATAAACTGTAAATTATATCTACCTTGTTGAAATCTATTTGCATTAACAACAAGACGTAAAACAGTTGTAGCTCTAAATCCGAAATAACCTCTCAATTTATCAGACATAGTAGCACTATTAGTAATAATGTCATTAGGAGAGAGATAAGGAGGAAAAGCCGAAAATGTATCTGTGGTAGTAAAATTACCAGAGGCAACAATAACAGGTTTAGCAAGAAAATCTCTAATTTCTTGAGAAATTTGGTCCGTAGAACTTTTGAGAAATCTAGGATCCAAACTAATTGGTGCAATTTTGGTCGCAGTAACGACCTCGGCATCACTCACAAATTGAGTTGTAGACACCTGGGCAGTAGCACCTTCGCCACTTGTCACAGTATTTGGGAAGAGGTTGGTGGGCTGTGAACCATCAACGTTCGTATTTTGATTTGTAGAAGCCAGTATTTTAACTTGGAATAGACATTAACTGATCAGTCTAAACTGCACCGAAGTTCTCTGATAGCGATTGGGCTGCAATCGTCCCATCTGATAGTAAAGTTAAATAACTAAGGACTTCAATGATCTAAAGCAGAAACGAAAATAATGTTTCGGATTTTTATAATTTCGCCTGTAACCAGAAGACCAAGCATTGGGTTCTCACCCCAGAGCCGAATTTAATAAACACATTAAAACAATTCGAAAATTTTAATGTGGTTTTGTCTTATATAATAAGAGATTAGAAGAACACATCCACAGTGCCCAACCTCATTTCTCTATGTCTTTCATAAGACTGATGCAATTCAATTGTAGGTTCTAAATGGGGATAATGTGCTTCAAAACTCTTTATAAGTTTTGGTGCCCATTCCAAAAAGAACTTCTTAGGATGGAGTGATAATTCTAAAATAGCTTCAGAAATATTGGATGCAATGTTATCGGGATCATCAATTTTAACCCAATCAACCATTCTCAAAATTGATTCAATTTTAAGAGGTGCAACCCATATTCCGTCAACTTTACTAAAAACAAAACTTCTTTTAAGAAACTCAATCTCAGTTATATCTCTAAGTTTAGAAGTTGTCTCCCCTTTCTGCTCATTAGTATAAACCATTCCAAGTTCTTTGAGAACTTCACTAATGGTATAATCATTGTACAAATGGCTATAAGCGGGAGTAACTGAATAAGCTACATCATCACCTTGAAAGATGAATTGAGTATTCTTATTCATAGTAATTAAACTACCAACAATTCTTCTCCAAGCGTAAATAAAACAAATTGCATTATAAATAGT